CGCCTGAACTGCTGCGGTCGGATTTGATGGCATATTTTTCCTTTAAGGGGCTGAAGCCCCATATGTTAATCGTCGGCGTAGCCGGAGCCGGAGCCGTAGCCGGAGCCGTAGCCGGAGCCGTAGCCGGAGCCGTAGCCGGAGCCGGAGCCGTAGCCGGAGCCGTAGCCGGAGCCGTAGCCGGAGCCGTCGCCGGAGCCGGAGCCGGAGCCGTAGCCGTAGCCGGAGCCGGAGCCGTAGCCGTAGCCGGAGCGCCAGATTTTATTAGTAGCCATGAATGCTATCCTTTGCAGCGTCAGTCGTCGGGATTAACTCGCAAACGCCAGTCAGATAAATTTCAGGATTCACCACATCAACCTTGCCGCCATCTTTTTTCAGACCATGCTGAGCAACACCGGAAAGTGCAATTCCTTCCTTCGCTTTCCAGCTCCACAGGCGACGCGAGTTTTTCAGCGTTACATTTTCACCATCCATGCTTACAACTTCGCCTGCGTGAACGCCTGCCGAGTAACAGCGCGCAATAACGTACTTCCCGATGAAAGGATGCTGTTTCGGCTGAGTCTGAGTACCACCGATGAATGCAGTGATTTCACGGATTTGGCCGATGGTCAGATCGTTGATGTCCAATTTCTTCTCCTTGGGATATGGCTTAGCGAAATGCTTTGCCTTGATGAGAATCATATCATATGCAATTGCGTTTGCAAGTACTATTTGCAATAAAAAGCCATCCAAAGATGGCTTGTGGTTATTTCGGCCAAGCTGTTTTCTTTAGCTCAGTTCGTTGTTCTGCAAGTTCACAGATAGTCGCTGAGCATTGCTCGATGTGGTCAATCACAACTCGCGCATCTTTCAGCAAGCCGCTGATATCTTCTGACTGACCATCAGCAGGTTGCATCCAGCGCAGGACTTGAGAACCGAATGCAGAGAGCTGGCCGGTGAGGATTTGCAGGCGCTTGAGTTCGTCTTCATGAGCCGCTCGCACGGAGCTATACGCTCCCCTGGCGATCAGCAAATCTTGCGGAATAGATGAGATATCCATTATTCTGCCTTTCCTCCAAGCATTTGCATCTGTTCAGCGATGATATCAGTCGCGTATTTCTCTACGCCATCTTTATCAGTGTATTTGCGGGTCTGAAGGCGCCCTTCGATGTAAACGGAAGAACCTTTCTTCAGGTACTGTCCGACGATTTCAGCCAACTTGCCAAAGAAGCTAATGCGATGCCATTCGGTCTGCTCTTTCTGCTCGCCAGTGTTGCGGTCCTTGCTCTTGTAGGAGGTAGCTACCGCGATGTTTGCGATAGGATCGCCACCAGCTGTATAACGCAGCTCCGGATCTCGGCCCAGGTTGCCGACGATGATCACTTTATTGACGCTTGCCATGATTAGTTCGCTTTCTTCAGTTCAGTCATACGTGCATTGAAATGGCCGGTATAGAGGCGCTTCTGATCGTTTGGAAGGGCATTCATAACCTTCGTTAGCGCCGGGACATCCTCGGCTGCATTGAACTGATCAACGATCTTTGAGTCAGGCTCTAGTTGAGTGCTAGATGACTGCGTTGTGCTTTGTTTTGTAGATGGCTTACTTTGTGATGCTGCGTTGCCATCGTCGTCTTCTGGCGCAATTCCGCATGCAGCCATCAGTCCATATCGACGGCAATAGGTGATGGCAGATCCATATCCTTGAGCATCATTCTTGGTAGCTGGCACATGGAGCGTGCCACCGTCAATTTCTTCTCCAGAATCGTGCAGAAAAACTGTGTGAATGGTAACTCCAGAGTTATCCAGCAATGGACGCTGCATAACTGCTAGGCCATTTTTATTCAAAGCGTCTAGCACGGCCTCAATACACGCAGCTAGATCGGCATACAGACTTTTGAAATGAGCATTTGTGGAGCTTTTCAGGGCAGGAGAGAACTCCTTTTGTGCGGCGATGAATGCCGCGTAGGCTTTTTGCTTCGACATGACGTTTCCTTTAGTGTTGTGCGATCCTTAAAACTGGACCGTTCCTTCGGCTAGTTGTTTCTCGTACTCTTTCTGCTGTTCTTCAGTCAACTCTGGTCGCCAGATGTTCTTTGGCATAGGGAATAAGCGCTCAAGGTAGTCCTGGTGAAGCTGGCGTTTACGGGCTTCGTCGAGCGGCATGATCTGGATCATCCATTGCCCTCCTTCATCTTGTTGCATACTTGGTCAGCAAGATCCTGATATACGTAACGTGTTGCAAGCTCGAGGACTTTAAGCCAGGTTTCTTTGCTGACAATCACATTGTTGTCGATGTCTTTCTTTACTTGCTGTAGTTCAGTGAGAGTCATACAAATTTCCCTATTCAAATGGTCTTGAGGGCATATCCAAATTCACAAGAATGCCTCTCCTGTGTCGTTCAAATTTAGTCCCAAAAAAGTAGATCAATTTTGATTCAATCTCAAGAGCTTCAGCTTCAGATAACCCATCTTTGATGATGCATACAATCTGCTCAGGAGTGTTTCCTCTATTCAAAAGCTGATTTAGCTCAATGCCATGCCCTTGATTGCGTTTCAAATCATATGCTCTATTTCCGGAGATCCAGGGCGCGTCATTGCAGAATATGCTTTGTTGATAGCTAACTTGATCACGCCATACACGCTTCCGATGATGATAACCTTGTAGGCCCAGAAGCCCACAGCAACCCATAGTGCGAGCTGAGGCAAGCTATTCACAACCGCGATCAATTCTTTCAGTTCATCTACCATTTCATTCTCCTATAGTTTGTTGCCAAGGCTATTCGCCAGTTGCTTCTTCTTCCAGAATGTAGACTTGCAAGTCGTGAATTCGCTTCTGCAAGCTCTCGATAGATTTCCTGGCCCAACCGCTATCGATCTGTTTTTCGTTGTCTTCAAACCACTGGATGGCCGCAAGTTTCTTCTCACGATCAGATATGAACAGAAATTCTTTGATGCGAGACTTGATCATCCGAACTACTTCGCTTGGCGGCTCGCCATCAATTTCAGGTTCTTCATCAAACAATGCACTTACCACTTTGCCCGTAGTAGATCGCACTGTCACACACCATTGCTTATCATCCGATGTGACGTAATAACGTCCATGCTCTTTGTATGAAACCGCACTAAGTTCAGTCATTCTCATTCTCCTTATCCATGCAGCAATCGCTGCGTTTCCAAATAGATCTCAATCGAGTTTGGGTCAAACTTGAACGCCGAATTTCCGCCAAATTGTTCCTCAAACTCGCACCATGCCAGCCATTTAGCTAGCGAATATGCTTCATACCATGCCAGTTCGCATTCCTCTGCTACGCGATCCTGGCGCTCTTGAATCACGCCCATGCCATCACCGCGTAGCCAGCTACAGAGCCAGCAACGATCAGCACGATGAGCCAGATGCTGGCCGAGATGCTGCGTTTCATAGGGATGCGCTTATTCATCATCTAGATCCAGTTCTTTTGCTTCGATCTGCGCGCAGAGTTCACGCAGTCGTTTTTCCTGAGCGTCCCAGGCAGTGGCCCTGGCAGCGGCCCAGGCAGCGGCCCAGGCAGCGTCCCCGGCAGCGGCCCCGGCAGCGCCCCCGGCAGCGTCCCAGGCAGCGGCCCAGGCAGCGGCCCCGGCAGCGTCCCCGGCAGCGTCCCCGGCAGTGGCCCTGGCAGCGTCCCAGGCAGCGGCCCAGGCAGCGGCCCCGGCAGCGGCCCCGGCAGCGGCCCCGGCAGCGGCCAATTCATCTTGAGTAGCTTCGCCATTCGCGAATCGTTCCGCGACATTCAATGCGTCTTTGCTACGTTGATCTTCCATCAGATGCTCAACCTGACGCGCACACCATACGGCGAACAATCGGATTTCACGATCATGACCAGACACAGCGCGCAGGCACCACAATGCGTCATCCAGGCCATTGCTATCGAGGATTTTCGCGATGCTGACTGGCTCATCATCGGCTTTGGTTTTATTCAGGGAGCGCAGTAGCTTTTCCCATCCTTCAGAGCATGGCGAATGGCGGCGAATTTCATTCAGGGTTGTTTTCATCTTCTTCTCCAGTAGTTGCAACGCAGGATGCGCTGCTTTCAATGCCAAAGCCGCGTCATGCGCGGCGTGTGGTGGTGCTGGGTGTGGGCGCTATTTCTTGCGCAAGTCTTTGAAACATTGGAAGCTGACCGGCTCATATCCGCTGCGCTTCGCCCAATCGCAATAGTTTGCGTAACGCTCTTCCCAAGTTTTCATGATGTCCTTTCGATGATGCGCCCCGAAGGGCGCGGAGTTGGTTTAGATGACGATTTTCGCGTTTCGGATGGCTTCTGCGATTTCATCGATATCAGAATCATCATCGATATAGCCGATCTTGAAA